TCACTTTTGCTGTTGGTATTATTGTTTTCATACTATGTACTAATTGGTTTTTAGGAGAATCTCTAACCTGGAAAACTATCATTAGTTTATTGTTAACTTTTATAATTATCTTAATACAAATACTATGACAATTTCTTTTTATATGGAGGCGAATGACCTCTATCAACTCAATTCTTATTTAGAAAACTACGATGAAGAGGAAGAAAACCCCACCTTATATTACTCAAATACACCATCGTCACCTACAACACTACTTGTCACGATTGACTTCTTCTCCTTTAATGAACTTATCGATCTAGAATTAATACAATTGTTTTGATTTATCCAAAAAAGGGCTATACTTATATTATATGGGGTCGACGCTGGATTTGACAGATGACCGTAGTTCTTTGAGATGATGCAAGCAGGGTTAGATTGGAAATCCTTAATTACCTATCAAGCGATAAACGCAAACAAATACAACTCTGAGGATATGATGAGTATCCCAACTTCAATCACTCGCGTGGCTGAAGAGGCTGAACTGCTAGTAGCAGCTTAACCGCTGAGTCGCACTTACTCAGAATAAACAAATGTGCATGCTCGAGCACGCCGGCTGGCTCTTAAAATCCGAGTCGGGAATCATTGGTTGTAGGTTGACGATGATGAAAAACCAACCAACTAGTTGTTAGTTAGAAAACTAAATAAGCTTGTGAATGAGTCCTTAGTATTAGTCGTTATGGACGAGGGTTCGAATCCCTCCGACTCCACCATGTGATAGGATTTTTATATCTGCATATAATTATATGCAAACTATATAAGTAAAAAAATATTAAATTATTTTTATCAAACTGTTGACTTTCTGGTTTTTTTTCGTGATATTAAAAATATATTAACGTTAAATTTTAAATTATGATTTTAATCAGTATTTTATTTGTTATTAGTTTTGCTTTAAATGTTATTTTAAGTTTTAAATTAAAGAAGAGTAATGCTAATGTGAAGGAGTTGGAAGTTAAAGTAAAAGTGTTATCGGATTATGCCGATGGTACTGTTAAGACAGCTTTAACTAAAACTAAAACATCAAAGCCATTAAAAACAGTAGTTGGGTGGACTAAGTCTGAAAAGACAGCTGAAACTACTGAAAACTTGGAAGCCGTTGCTGTTCTTAAAAAACCAAGAAAAACAAGACGTAAGAAAAAACAAAATAACAATAAAGATTAATGAAATGCTTTGAAAGATTAGTTAATTCTAGTTTTTTAGCAAACGCTAAAAAAGAGCTTCTAGCTGCCCAACGCACATTAAAGGCAGAAGAAGCTCTTTTTTTTGAACCTACGCTATTGTTTAACAAACAAGAGGTCAAGGATATCTACAACTTCTATATAGAAGATTACGCATTTTTGTGTGGAATTGAACAGACAGATATTGATTTAAGTAAAGATACAATTTATTATACGCAAGAAGATCATATACTATTTATCTACAGCAAAACTAAAAAACTTATTGATGAAGCAATCACTTATAGCTATAATGTGAATGGTGATATTCCTTTTTATAGAGGACGACATAAAATTAATAACCAAATCATTTTTACAGCGCTTATTGATGTTCGCATTCACTTTCAACCATCTTCACCTAATTAGGTTGTTTTATTAATTTATTTTGCATATAGTTACTTTATATGAGTACTAAAGCAAAAACAACAACAAAAAGATCACAAGAGTACCATACTATTGAATGTAAGTTTTGTGGTTTAGAAAAACAAGCTCCAATTAATGTAACTGGATATACTTGTTGGCAGTGTGTTATTGAGCAATACTGGTCTCCAGAAGATGCACCTAAAAAAAAATCTATTGGATATCCAAAAGGCTGGAAGTTTATGAATCAATTTGTACACGAAGATGGTACAGTATACATCAAAGGTGCAGAGCAGCCAGAACTAAAAGGTACATTACAACCTACTCCACTTACTATTAAAGAACCTAGAGTTAAAAAGAGCAAAGCACAAAAGGCTCAGGAAAAACAAGAAGCATTAGCTAAATTAGGTAAACTCAAAAAAGAACTACAAAAAGAGATTCGAGCTACCTATCGTAGAAAACTAGAAACACAAATTAAAAAGTTACAAAAACAAATTTAATATGAATTTATCTGCAGAACAGTTGCAACAAAACTTTGACGAGTTAATTGGAATTATAGAACAACACATCTCCAATCCTAGAAAGGAAAAATTAATCAAGATGTATAAAGATCACCAAGAAAGATTAATGCTAATGCCAGCTAGTGGAAATATTAATTATCATAACTGCTTTCCTGGAGGGTATATAGATCATATCAACCGTGTAGTTAAGTGTGCATTGGAGTTGTTAAATATCTGGACTACTCTAGGTGCTCAAATTGACTTTACTGTAGAGGAATTAGTGTTTGCGGCAATCAATCACGATCTAGGAAAGATGGGTACTGAGCAAGCAGAGCAATATATTCCTAATCCTTCTGAGTGGCATAGAAAGAATCAGGGAAAGATTTACACTAATAACCCAGCAAACTCATTTATGACTGTACCGGATAGGAGTTTAAAACTTTTAGCAGATAGAGGTATTGTGGTAACTGATAACGAGTGGTTTGGTATTAAGTTGCATGATGGTATGTATGAAGAAGCTAATAAAGCTTATTTTGTTAACTATAATCCGGATAGCGCTCTAAGAACTAATTTACCATACCTGTTGCATCACGCAGATATGCTAGCATCCCGGATCGAAAAAGTAAAGACCAATAAGCCTACTCAAACACAATCAACTCCAACGCCAAAGGGAACAAAACGAGGTGCACAAATTCCTAGCAGTGCTACAGAAGCTGAAAAGGAAGATCTAGCACAACTTTTTAGTAAACTATTCTAATATGCTAATCACTGTTATATTACTTTCAATATTATGCGTAATACTATCCTACTTAGTTTACGTAAACTATAAAAAAGCAGAACAAGCTACTCGATACTGCGAAAGCTACGTACAATTTATATCTACCCTATTCTTCCGATTTACAGCAACTCGAGATCACATTAAAGATGTGGATCGATTAGGTTCTTTCCAAGCAGATGATGAGGTAGGTTTTATTTTCAAAGAGATAGATCAGTCAGTAGATGATTTATATACATTCATAACGCGATATGTTAACACAGACACCCAAGATGAAAAAAACACGAAAGCCAAAGACTAAAAGAATGTACTTTGGACCTGAGGTCGATTTAGAAATAATTAAATACAACGAAACTATTGATGATTTTGAAAGAAGTCGAATATATCAGCAAGGAATACAACCTGCATTTGAAAAACTAGTTGAAAATATTATTCACACGTTTAAGTTTTACTATACAGACGACCAAAGTCTGCAACAAGTTCAACATGAAGTAGTAAGCTTTTTAGTTGAAAAGCTGCCCAAGTTTAAGCAGAATAATGGAAAGGCTTTTAGTTATTTTAGTATTGTAGCTAAAAATTACTGCATTTTAAAAAACAAAAGTAACTATAAAAAACTAACCAGCTACGATAGAATTGATTCGTCTTCGGAGTTAGTCGATCACGTTGTAGACACTGAAGAGTATGAAAACCAATTAAGTAATTTTATATCTAAGTTTGTAGAATATTGGGATCAACACATTGACGTCATTTTTACAAAAAAGAGCGATCAAAGAATAGCATATGCTATTATTGAGCTTTTTCGAAAAAGAGATTCAATTGATTTGTTTAACAAAAAAGCTTTATATATCTATATCAGAGAAATGTCGGATGCCAATACTCAACAGATTACAAAGATGGTGAAGTATATGAAAGAGAAATACAAGATAATGTACAATGATTACTTAACTATAGGATATATGCCGACCAATAAGGTATACTAATGTTAGTGATAATAAACAGAGAAGAATTACTAGAGTTTCTTCAAAGAGATTTGAAGAGTTGGGAATCAATAGCTGGAGGTCCTAACTTTTCGGCTTTTGAGTTTAATCCAAAAAAAATATCACCCGAAGAATTAAGAAGTTTGGGTTACTATGAGAATAGAGATGCATGGGTGGCAGGAGTACAAGTAGCTAAATTACAACAATACATCAAGCAAGTACAAAGCGCAGAGACTTTGCGTATATCTTAGCAATTTATAATTTGTTGCTATTTATTAATAAACAATCTTATGGATAAGGATAGTATTTTATTTGACAATAAATCTTTCTCTGATCTACTTCGAGATGTGTATTTTAATACAAAAAAGAAGGAGAGTCAGATCAATGGATTAATTGACCAACTTAAACCTATGATCAAGAGTATGACAGATGCATCTGTTATGGTGCCGCTAGTAAAAGAGTATCTTGAGGTTTCTGTAAAGAATGATGATAACTTAGTAAGATTAACAGCCATCATACAGCGCTTACTGGTTACTAATGCAAAAACAACTTCTGAAGGTGAGTTAGGCTTAACTGACGCCGAAAGAGCTCAACTAATGTCGGAAGCTCAAGAAATTTTAGATAAAAGTTCTAGATAATGGGTATTTTTGATTTATTTCTCGAACCTACTCCAACACCTGCATTTCCTAGTCAAGGATCCAAGCAGCGAGTATTCCCTGCTGTAGTGTTAGAGGTTTGTCTTAATGATAGTTCGAAGTTATGGGAAACCTCAGCTGATGTTGGAAAGATTAGATTTAAAGATGTCGGTAATGCATTTTTCTTTACACCAAAAGCAGAATCTACAATTGTAACAGTTGCATGGCCACTTAGTAGAGGTATGAATCAATACCCATTGCCAGGTGAGCAAGTTATAATATACGAGGCGTTTGGTGATATAAAATTACCATTTGCTAACGTAGTGCAAAAGTTGCATTTTTATTCTACAGCTATCAGTGCGACCCACAATCCAACATACAACCAGCAACCTTTTGTCATGGCTAGTCAGCTTACAATTGAAAAAGGAACTCGAGTTCCTTTTAGTATAGCTGAAAAGCGCTTTCAAAAACAGCTAACTGATAGGGCAAAGTTTGTAGAAGGAGATGATACAAAAATATACAAGCAGCTTACTCCATATGAAGGTGATTTTATTTTGCAAGGTCGAAACGGAAACACATTCAGACTAAGCGCTACAGGTAAATCAGCAGAAAAGGACAAGGCACCATGGAAGAGTCACGGTTCGACTGGAGATCCTATAACAGTAATAAGAGTAAGTTCTGATAACACAACTGATCCTGAAGACCAGTATACTTTTGAAGACATAAATAAAGATGAAGGTTCAATTTATTTATGTTCTTCTCAAAACGTAGAACTAAACTTGCAATGTACTAAAGCAATGAAGACTTGGTTAGCCACCTACGATATTACTGCAGGTGAAGGAAATAGACTAAATAGAATTGAAAGCACTAGTAAATTGTTTGAAAAAGATGAGCGTTATGCTAAGATTGTTGATATGGCAAAACCGATAGCTTCTGAGTACACACCTACAACGCCTGGAAACCCACAAGGTCCAAACCCAGCAACTAATAATACATAACATAAGATATAATATATATGCCAGGATTATCACCAGCAGAAAAAGCAGCAGAAGATAAACGTAGAAGCAATCCAATATATTGCCCACCAACGTGTGCTCCAGCATTTGAAAAAAGGTGTATTGAAGTTCGAGAGAAGTTAGATGCTGATTACCAAAAAAT